AATTACTGATACTGGTAAAATTGAGGCTGATAAAGGCTACCATGATGATTTAGTCATGAGTTTAGGTTTAGCGGCTTTAGTGTCTGTAGATTTAGCTACAGGACTCCCCCCTGAGATGGGTAAGGGAGAGGAAAAGGAAACAAAACAAGAAATACCCAATATGGTAAGGGTATCTAATAATAGTGAGACTCACGAGGACACGTCATGGCTTCTAAAATAGATAAAGATCAAAATTTAAACGAATCATTTACATCATTTCAACAACCTAATCATACAGGACAGTTGAATGCCGCTACTGGAAAATCTTCTGGATTTTTCGGTAAATTCTTTTCTACTAGAGGGAGAAAACCTAAAAGAGGTGGAAGGCTTTCGGGGGATACTGTCAAATCAACAGATTTGTTCTCAGATCTTCCTGGGATTGGTATTAGTAAGGGTATGGTGCACATGCCCCAGATTGAGTATGATAAGAAAAAGAGATACCAAGATTATGAGAAAATGGATGAATATCCAGAAATTGGAGCAGCTTTAGATATTTATGCCGACGACGGTACCCAGAAACATTTAAACGGGGACATTCTTCATATCGATTCGGGAAGCAAAGCTGTTAAGATAGAGCTTGAAAATTTTATTAAAAATACTAATCTCCGTCAATATATTTGGGATATTTTTAGAAACGTTGCAAAGTATGGTGATTGTTTCGTGGAAAATATTGTGGATTTAAATAATACTTCTGCGGGTATCCAAAGACTTAAAGTTCTAAATCCCAATTACATTACACGAGTTGAGAACCAATACGGATACCTCCAAAAATTTATGCAAGAGGTACCAGATGTTAGGTCTGGCGGGGGCTCTAATGATCCTAATGCTAATGCTGTGGGTTCTGGTAAATATTTAGATCTAAATAAAGATCAAATCTCCCATTTCCGTATTCATACTTCAGACCCAAACTTTTACCCATATGGTAAATCAATTGTATTTCCAGCTATTAATGCATGGAGATCTTTAAAACTTATGGAAGATGCTATGCTAATCTATAGGTTAGCTAGAGCTCCAGAACGTCGTGTGTTTTATGTGGATACAGGAAATCTTCCTACTTCTAAAGTAGAGATGTTTATGGAACGGCTTAAGCAAAAGTTTAAGAAAGAAAAGTTCTTTGACCCTACTTCAGGTAAAATTAATGAGCGTTACAATCCTCTGTCAACTGATGAGGACTTCTTCGTACCTGTAAAGGGTAAAGGAAACGGTACTAAAATCGAAACTCTTCCCGGAGCTCAAAACTTAGGGGAGACAGATGACGTTAAGTACTTTCGTGATAAACTTCTAGCAGCCCTTAAAGTCCCACAAGACTTTATTGTAGAGAAAGAACAATCTCCTGAGCGCAAATCTAACCTATCTCAGCTTGACATTAAATTTTCTCGTGCTGTTGGGAGACTTCAGCGTGAGGTTGAGACTAGCTTAAACTTAATGATGAAGCGTCACCTAACTCTCCGTAAGTTTGATAAAAATGTGATTAACCAAGTTGAAGTAACTCTATGCCCACCTTCTGATCTTCAAGAAAAGCGACGCTTGGAACTAGATGAGATGAAGACTAGAGTGGTACAAGCGGTTAAAGGATTAGAATTATTCCCAGATGATTATATTTATGAGAATTATTTTCAAATGAATGAAAACGAAATCAAAGAAATCAAAGATCAGATGGAAGAGCTTCAAAAAGAGGCTATGGAAGCCGAAATGGCTCAACAACAAGCTATGGCTCCTCCCCAACCTGGGGCTGAGTTAGGCGGAGCTGAAATGGGAGGTGGAGAAGCCGGTGGAGCGCCACCAGAAGAGCCTCCAATGTAAATCTCAACAATAAACTAAAATAAAATAAAAAACACCAAGTATATAAACTAGGACATAACCATGCTATTAGAAAATAGAAATAAAAATCTTACAAATCTGCACAAAGCTGCGGATTACTTAAGCCGTTCACTTCGGGAAAACTTTAAAGTATTTACAGTTAACTCCCAAGAAGGTACAGTACAATTCTTATCTGAGAATAATAATATAATCACCGGTGCTTATAGCATTAAGGATTCGGCTATTATATTAGAGAATCTAGAAACTGATACCGTCGATAACTACCTTTCCCCAGAGAGGATAGATGGGATTGTTTCTACAGGAATCTCTAGTTTTATTACTGATCTACGAGAGGATCGTTTCGATAAAGCTGATACTTCATTTACGGATATTCTCAATTTATTCGAGGATCGTAATGATTTAGATACTCTCCGTTATAAGTTTGAAAAGCATTCAAACTCTTTCGAGAAGAATACTACTATTATCGAATCTGGTGAGTTTCGCAAGCTTCAAGAGGCTAAAGAGGCTCTAAAGACATTTATTTCAGAGAATCGTGAAACTTTAATGCAAAATAAAGAGTTGAAAGATAGCGCTGGTATTGTACACGCGATGTCTAACGTATTCGCCTCTAATACAAATCTTACATTAGAAAACGTTAATAACACTAAAAGGTTAGAGATAGACCTTAAAGAAGGTAATAATTTATATGAAATGGTGTGTAAGCAGGAACTTATGCGTCAAGAGTTGATTGAGTCTAAAGAAAACTTTTCAGGTATTTGGGCTACTAATCAAGCTATTCAAGAATTAGCTTCTTGTATTTTCTCAGATGACAAAGCGCTGGTAGAAACAATGGAAAAGGTAATAGAAGAAGTACCTTACTTCAGCTTTGCAACTAAATCAGATTTGAATGAAACTTTAACATCAATCTATGAAGTAAACTCTACTGATACAATCCTAAAGAAAGATATTAAGGAATTTGTGTCTAAGATATATGAAACTAAAAAGCCTGTTAAGGAGAAATTAGTTAATCTACTAAGCGAGAAATATGGCGTTAATGTTGCAAATTTGAAATTCGTACCTACTTTTAGTAACCTTTCAAAGTCTCATTCTGTATTTTTTGAAGTACTTTCAATGTGTATGGAAGAGGGTATTCTCCAAGATGTTACAAAAGATTTTTCTAAATTTGTAGGATCTAAAGGAGGTGTAGAAGTTCTAGATGTAAATGATATGATTAAAGAATGCCTAGAATCTTCAGATGAAAATCTAAATGAGAATGCCATTTTGGTAAACTATATTGATGTGCCGCGCCTAACTCAAGACCTTTCCCAAGTAATCGATGTTCTTGGAACTCTTACAGGTGCTTCGGAGATGGGGGAGGAAGAAATCGCTATGGACGAAGAAATCCCTGAGGAAGAGATGGAAGAAGAAGTTCCTGGAGAGGAGATGGCTGAAGAAGTTCCCGAAGAAGAGCTAGGTGAAGAAGTTCCTGAGGAAGAAGTTCCTGAGGAAGAAGTTCCTGAGGAAGAAATAGGAGACTCTATGCCAGGCGAAGAGGGTGAAGAAGCGGAAGCTGTACCTGAAGAGGAAGGAGAAATTGTAGGGGATGACATAGATTCCTCAGTTGGCTTATCTTCCGAAAAGGGTGGGAATATATCATCTATTATGGCAAATCTTGAAGATATCATCGCATCTCTGGGTGGCGGTGCAGAGGAAGAGGAAGAGCAAGAGGAGCTTCCTGATGACCAATACGGAGCTTAATCGGCTAAGTAGCCTTGTTTTAACCAACGTCTAAACAATCTCTGATGTCGATTCTGCATCGTAAGCAGATCTAAAATAACTGACTCGAGTAATTCTAAAGAGTCTTCTGAAATTTCAGGAGACTCTTTATCTTTTAACTTGGTAAGTTTATCTATTAGAATATGCAGTGATTCTTTATCACTATCAGGCAGGCTGTTTACTTTAGTTTCTTTATTTTTTCTGGATTCCATGAAATTCTATATTAAAATCGAGAGATTTGTAAGCATCTACTCGGAGCTTTGAATGTTTCCCAAGGTAGGGAGCCTTATCAATAAAATCATAAATATACACTTGGGATTTATTCTCGTGTTTTCTTAAAGTTCTACCTAAGGCTTGTACAGTTGCGATTTCAGATTTTAATCCTCTAGCGTTAACCAGGTGAGTCAGTTCCGGAATATCAATACCCGTCTGAAATATTATAGTACCAATTATTATAGAGGGACCATCTTTCTTTAAAAACTTTTCTAAAGTCTTGTCTCTGTCTTCTAAACTGTCCTTTCCTTCTAGTTGATATGATCCTGGTATATTATCCCTAAAATACTTAGCGTGAGCTAAATTCTTAGTAAGGATTAATATTTTCGCGTTGTCGTCCGTAATCTTACTTACGATATTAACTATAAGGTCATTTCTGTGTTTGTAATCCACAATAAATTCTTCGTAAATCTCCGGATACGTTTTTCCAGTAGTCTCACTTTCGTCTAAATCAGGTAATTCTAATAATTGAATAGAGGGTAATGTAAGATATCCTTCATCTACTAAGTCTTTAGCGGTTACATATTCAATCTGTTTCCCTAGGAAAGAGGTAAGAGTTAGCTGGGAATGCCTATCCTTGGGAGGTGTAGCGGATAATCCGATTCTATAAGTGGCGTTAGGAAATGAACTTAGAACCTTCTTGGCTACTTTACCTTTAGCGAATTCATGGATTTCATCAAACATTATAAATTCCGAAGTTTTTAGATGAGTATCTATAACCTTGTCAATCGACTGTATCGTAACTAATGTAAGAGGTTTTATATCCACGCCATCTCCGAAAGCGACTCCGTGCTCGATTCCGCACTTCGTAAGGAAATTTGAGGTTTGCTTTAAAAGTTGTTTTTTATTGAAGAATAAGAGACCTGTTTTCCCTTCTAAAGCTTTTAAGATTGCTGCGATAATAATGGTCTTACCTGAACCTGTAGGAGATTTAATAATACAGGATTTTAAGTCTAGAGACTCTTTAATTAAACTCTCCTGGTAATCCCTAGGCTCTACCCCCTCTATCTCGCTATCCCCTATTTTGATATCGGGTCTGCTGTCTTTTAGTTCGTAATCATACTCTAAATAGTCCAGATCCTCTAAGATACTATATAACAAGCCTGTTCCGAACTTACCAGTTTTAGGATTGAAAAAATAATTATATCCATCCCAATGCCCACGTTTGTAAGAGGTAGCAAACTCACACCCAGGTGATTTGCATCTGTATTTTTTACCTAAAGCCTTTAATAGCTTAGTGTTATCGGTTTTTAGAATAGAGTAAGTATTAGAAATAAATATTTCCATATTTTTTTATTTTATCTATTATAGGTCAAAAGCACTAAAAACTTTTATTATTATGTCCGAAAATAAATCCATCATTGATCTCGCTCAGGAAGCCGGTAACGCTCCTAGCATGCCACAAGAAGCTCCTGTACAAGATTCTGCTCCAAGAACACAAGCCCCTCCTGCTAATAGTTCCCAGGAAGATACTTCTATGAGAGATACTTTAGCAAGTCTGTTAACTAGGGTAGAGGAAAAAACCGCATGGGTTTCAGTGGACTTACCTACAGCAGGAGTATTCACAAACGGAGTAGCTTCAGTTGAGATTAGACCATTTACATTTGAGGATGAGAAGATCCTACGAAGTATTAAAAAGGTAGCCGATGGGGGTCGAATTATAAATACTCTAATTACTAGATGCACTAAAGATTTAGACTTCAATGAACTTTCCCTAGTAGATAAAAACTTTATTTTATTTAAACTGAGAGAATTATCATATGGGTCAGACTATAAAATTGAAGCAGAATGTGGAAGCTGTGGAGAATCTAATGAGTTGACCGTAGAACTTGATAAGCTTCCCGTGACCTATGCAAATATAGAATCGAGAAAGGATACGAATATAATGCTACCCGATTCTGAGGTTGAGCTGGAATATATTATGCCTACAGCCAATGACGAGAAATTTTTAAATAACCAAGAACATCTTATGGATAATCTTTGGAGATTTGTAAAATCCGTAGGGGGTCATACCGAGAGAATGATTATCCAAGGTTTTATTTTGAAAACTACAGGTAAGGATATAACCGTGCTAAGGAAGGCAATTTTTAATAATGATTATGGGCTGCAGACTCGGGTAAACTTTTTATGTAATTCTTGTGGCTCAGATTCTATAATAGAGCTTCCTATTAATGAAAGTTTTTTCGACGTGAGCTAGAGTCCGTGCTGGAAAAGGATTACCACTTTACGGAATCCTACACTTTAGTGCACCATTGTGGTTTCAGCCTTGAAGATGTCAATAAAATGACTCTTATAGAGAGAAGTGCTTATATTAAACTCAGAAATGAAGAATCTGAGAGAGAAAGCGAAGAAATAGAAAATATGAAGTCTAAATAATATAGACTCATGACTACATTTGATACAACCGGAACCGTAACAGCTCGTTTTAACCGACCTAGCCCAACAGACAGAACTCTTCTGGAGTTTATGTATTTGAAGAATGGTACTTT